CGACCTGACCGATGTGGAATGCGACGATATTGCACGCATCTGCATCGTAAAAAATATGCGAAAGGGCAACCCCGATATGGCTATGCTATCCACGGCAAAGGCTATTTATAACAAATTCAAGACGGGGGAAACAGGTATTAAAAGCCCCAAGGAGGGAGCAGACGATGCCATTGCAGCTGCCATCATTCTATCTGTTGTCTTCTTTTGGATAATCTGGTCGATAAGAAACCGTGGAAACAATGGTCGTGGTGGTGGCAGACGAGGTGGCAGTAGCACTAACTCTATATTCTGGGGCAACCCCGGACACATGAACGACAGACACTTTGGAGGTGGCTTCGGCGGCGGAAGTTTTGGCGGAGGTAGCTTCGGTGGCGGTGGCTCTGGCGGTGGTTGGTAAGACATTCAAACAAGAAAAATAATATTTTAAAACAAGAAAAGATGAAGAACAAAGCACTTTTAATCGTAATAGCGATTGTGGTTGTCTTAGCCTTATGGGCTTATTCTGGCTACAATGGTATGGTAGACAAGCAAGAAGCAGCAACCACTGCCTTGAGCAATGTGGAGGCACAATATCAGCGCAGAGCCGATATGATGCCACAGTTGGTAAAGATTGTGAAGGCATACGCCAAGCACGAAAAAGAAACCTTCGATGCTGTAACAAAGGCACGCAATGCTGCAACACAGATTCACCTCGATGCCGACAACCTGACACCCGAGAAAATGAAACAGTTTGAAGTAGCGCAAAACCAACTTGCGCAGGCTTTCTCACGTTTGATAGCTGTTGCTGAAGCTTACCCAGACCTGAAAGCAAGCGAGAATTTCAAGGCTTTGCAAATTCAGGAAGAGGGCACAGAGAACCGCATTAACGAAGCGCGCAAGAAGTATAACGAAAGCGTACAGGAATACAACCAAACCGTTCGCCATTTCCCCAACTCATTGTTGGCAGGTATTTTCGGTTTCGACAAGATGACTAAGTTTGCTGCTGCCGAAGGCGCAGAGAAAGCACCAGACTTGGATATTTAAGTTTTAGGAGTTAAACCACTACCTTTGTTTGCTACCAGCTTTGATGTACCAACGCATCGAAGTTCTCTGAAACAAGTAGCACAGGTATTGGCTTAACTCTTTTCCTTTACGAAAAACCACTATGATAAACGAATGTAAATTTTACTACTAATCTAATAAAGATTGGTTAAGTTGCCTTTTTTATTTGTTAAATACGAATAAAGAAAACTGACAAATTAGCACATTTACATTTTTTGGGTCTATATTTGCACTTGGTTTTGCAACGAGACGGTAAATAGAGAACAACTGCCTCAAGATAACAAAGACCTTTAACACAGGTTTACCAGCTGACAAATTGTCATTTAACGCATTAGAATTATAAAAACAACAATATTAATTTAATAAGATAAAGAGATTATGAAAAAGATTGAAAAAGAAAATCAAATTGAGCAACCGTTGGAATATAAAGGGTTAGCAAATGAACAGGAAAAAATAGATGAAAAAGAATAATAAGGAATATTGGGAGAAAAGACAACTTGCACGAGAAGAGTTATCATTTAACAAAGGTACAAAAGCATATAGAGAGTATGTAAAAATACTTAATGAGAGCAAAAAAGAGATAGAAAGCAAAATAGCCCAGTTATATGCTAAATATCAGAGTGAAGTAAAAAAGTTGGGTGTTGACAAAATCCAAGCCAATACTCTGCTTCGTGGTGACGAATATAAACAATGGCGATACGATATAGGAAAATATGTAGAGGAAATTGAAAAGTTGAAAAAAAGTAATCCTATTGAATTCAGAAAGTTATCAATTGAACTTGAAACACTGGCATATAAAAGCCGTATCAGCCGACTGGACAGCTTGAAAGCAGGCATCGACTATGAACTTATACAGGCAGGAGAGAAAATAAAAGGTAAAGTGACAGATACACTGGCTGATGTTTACGAAAACACCTACACGTCACTCATTGAAGATTTGAAATTTAAAAAAGGTGTAATCAGCAGTAGTGTAGTAAAGAAAGCACTGGAGAATGAGTGGAGCGGAGCTAATTACTCAAGCAGAATATGGAGTAATACTGATAATTTAGCAAAAGCGATAAAAAATGAAGTAATTGTTGGGCTCAATAAAGGTATTAATTATATGACCATGTCAAAAAATATAGCCAAGAAATTTGAGACTGGCTATAGAAACGCTGAGAGATTAGTAAGAACTGAAACTAACCACATACAAAATCAAGCAACACTTGCAGGGTATAAAGATGCTGGAGTTGTTAAGTATGAGTTCTTAGCAGTGCTGGATAGTAGAACAAGTCATACTTGTGCCAGTCTTAATGGCGAAATATTTAAAACCGAAAATGCAATGGAAGGAGAAAATTATCCGCCAATGCACCCGCATTGTAGAAGCACGACAGTACCTTATGAATATGCTGATATTGAATCCGATTCAGTTAATGAAACTTCAAAACAAGATTTTGAAAATAATGAAAATGAAGGTATAATAAATAATAATAGTACTGTTTTTGTTGAAGGTGGTAGATACAGAAATGTAGGAAATATTAATGCAACTGAGTATAAAGATAAACCACTGGAATTGCTGCGGAAATACGAGCAAAAAATTGTTAAGAAAAGCAAAGAAAATGCATTGGTAATAGCTAAAAATGGGGATATTTACATTTTGAAAGGAGATGAAACTTCAATACCGAGTCATAAGATGACTAAAATTAATTTTGAAGATGCTTTATACACTCACAATCATCCTAAAAATAGTAATCATGAGTGGGGATTTAGCAATGATGATTTTAGTTCATTCACCAATTTAAAATTAAAATATTTAGCGGCGATTGATGAGAAGTACATTCATGAGTTATCAAAAGATATGTTTGAAATGAAAAATATACTAACAGAACAGGATAAGTTGCTGGATAAAATGACTTATGAAAGATGGATAGTAATAAATCAGTACGAAAAAGCAGAAGAAAAAGGATTAAGGTATAGAAGAAATGAAATTAACAAAAGATAATGAAGTGTATAAAAGCTTTAAAAAATTAAAGGAAATAGAAGAAAAAGCTGATAACGCTGAGAATAGCAAAGAAAAAATATATTGGCGTGGAGAATATCTGAAAAAAGATAGAGAGTTTTTTGAACAATTAAAGCGGTCTGAGTTTAAAAAAGAGAAAGCTTTGACTATTTTGGAAAAATTGGATGAATTATATTCGAGTGATAAAAAATCAAAAGAGTAGTTCAACGACTGCTCTTTTTTTATTTGTCGTACTGATGGACATTAAACATCTAGGTAGAAAATAGTCGACAGACTTTAAATGGGAGGATAATTATGTCAGAAAATACATTTACACAGGAACAAGTAGATGAAATGATTAAAGAAAGAATTGCAAGAGAGAGAAAAAAGTTTGAAAGTGAGAAAAAAGAATTGGAGAGAAAGCATGGAGAGACGATAGAAGAGTATGAAACAAGAATCAATAATGCTAATCTTACTGCAGAAGAGAAGTATAATAAGAGCCTTGCTGAGCTTCAAAAGCAGCTTGAAAACTCAAATTCAGAGCTTGCAACTATGAAAACTAATGAGTTAAAAAAAGCAGCATTAGGGAAATATAAAATCCCTGACAGTTTTTTAGGAAGTATTTCCGGGAACACGGAAGAAGAAATTGAAAACAGTGTGAAATCCTTTTCCGAAAACTTATCCACTTACCTTAAAACACAGAGCGGAGGAGTACCGAACAGTTTGAATGGCGGAAGCAACGGAGAAGAAAATAAAAAAGACACAGGACTTGAAGCGTTCGATAAAGCTTTCAGTTCTTTTTAATTAAAAAGGGAGATGATTAAAATATGGCAATGATTTATACTGAATTATTTGCAGATAAAATTGATGAAAGATTTACAAGTGAAGCGGTATCGCAGAAAATAGTGAATAATGATTACAGCTTTGTAGGAGCTAAAACTGTAAAAGTGACTTCGATTAATACAGTTGATAATAGGGACTACGACAGAAATACAGGCTATGGGAATGCGGACATTTTACAAAATTCAATCCAAGAATTGACTTTGACAAAAGACAGAGCTTTTAAAATGCTTTTGGATAAAATGGATGAAGATGAGACAAAAATTAAAGCTGGAGAAGTATTAGCAAGACAATTGAGAGAAAGAGTAATTCCTGAAATTGAGAAATACAGATTTGAAACAATTCTTAAATCTTGCGACGCAAAATCACAGACAGTAACAGGACTTGCAGCTAATAACGCATATAACAAATTTTTGGAGGCACAGGAGAAATTAAATGACGCTGACGTACCTCAAAACAGAATCGCCTATGTTACACCTGAGTTTTTAACAAAATTGAAAAAAGACGACAATTTTATCAAAGCTTCAGATATTGGACAAAATATAAAAATAAATGGGTTAGTAGGAATGGTTGACGGAGTACCTATAGTAAGAGTTACTAAAAAATGGATGGAGATTAAAACAGGGGTAGGCGGAGCTACAACTAAAAATTACGGTTGTTTGATTGGGCATAATTCGGCAACTGTTGCTCCTGTGAAATTAGCTGAATACAGAGTGGTTACGGATTCCGAAAACTACTCTGGTACTTTATTCCTAGGTAGATTTTATTATGACTGTTTTGTGTTGAATAATAAGGCAAAAGGTTTGGTTGCAATTGAAGCATAGTAAAAAAGTATGGTTAAATGCCATACTTTTTCTATTTTTAAGAGGTAGTAGAAATGAATGAAATAATTGATAAAATTTACGAAAAAATAAAAGCTGTTTCTGATGTAAGCTTAAATGAACTAAAGACTAAGTTTATTATTGAAAGTGTCGTTCAAGATAGCATTAATTATATGAACCGCGAAGATTTTCCAAGAGAATTGATAACTCCTATAACAAAATATATTTTTAAATATAATTTTGATAAAAATAGAAATATAAAATCTATGAAAAGTGGAGATAGACAAGTTGAATTTGTAACTGAGTTAAATGATGATGTGGAATTTAGAAAAAGTTTGAATCGTTTTAGAAAACTTGGAGTCATAAAATAAAGGTGGTATGTTATGTTTGAAGATTTTTTTGATACCGATGTGATAGAAGAAGTTAAAAGAAATACGAAAACAAAGACTGAATTCGGTTTGACAGTTCAAGATTGGGAAGTCGTTTATACAAATGTTAAGTGTCAGTTGAGTGCTGGAATTTTAAGAGCTACTGAGAGTGGAGTTATAAATAGTTCTAAAAATTCGTATAAGATATTTGTTAGTAATGATGTAAAAATAAAGCAGAATGATATTTTGGTGGTAAGTAAAGGTGGAATAAAATATAAATTTAAAGCCAATAAACCTATAAAGTACACTGATTTTTTGGAACATCAGGAAATAACAGTCGAGGAAGTGGAAAGAAATGAAACTTAGCGGTGACTGGGAAAAACTAGCAAAAAAATTACAAAAGTTAGCTAATGATACTCCACAAAAAGTAGGAACGACACTCAAACAGATTGCTGAGGAAACAATAAAAGAAGTGAAAGAAGAAACACCAGCAGATACCGGGCAATTAAGAATGGGCTGGCATAGGGAAAATGACGGAAGTTTTAAACAGATGATTTATAACAATGTGGAGTATGTGAATCATGTTGAATATGGACACAGAGCGGTATATTTTGGTAAAGATACTGGTAAAGTAGTACCTGGTGTGTTTATGTTAAAGAAAACAATAGAAAAATTAGAACCTGTATTTAAAGATAAAATAGGTTCGACAATAAAAGCGGAGTTTGATAAATAATGAAATTTATGGATTTTATTAAATCATTAAGTCATAAAATAGACAGTTTTACAGCCAAGGAAGTCGGAATTGATAACATAAATGATTTGGCAAGACCATCATACTTTATTCAGATTATTGATTATAAAAAAGAGTTTTTCTCAAATTATAAAGAAAAGATATTTATTAGTGTAGATATCATGTACATTCCTGAAAATGATGAAAACAACAAAGCAGAAATATATAATGCACTCGATGAGCTGGATAACATGTTTGAAACTAAAGGGAATAAGATTTTAAAAGTCAAAGACAGGTGTCTGACTTTAAAAAATGAGCAAACAAAAATAGTAGATGGTTTAGGTCATTACATTTTCGATTTAGATTTATTTGATGTATATGGGACTGATTTGAGAAGTTTTGATAATAGCA